TGTCCCCCGACTGTTCACCGGGCAAGCGCACCCCTCCCCCCCCTGGGGGAGCGCCTCGTGGGCCGTTTCCGTGCCAGGTCGGCGCGTTCCCGACCGCGTCGTCGTGCCGGAAAACGGAATTCGGGCAATTCGGCGATTATGCAGAGTTCGCATATTCCCACCGGTGGGCGGCCGCGTCCCGCGACGACCTCGAGCCTCACGCGCCCGCGCTCGTCTTGCGCGAATGACACGCGGTACAGAGTGTTTGCCAGTTCCCGAGTTCATCCCAGAACAGCGCGCGATCCCCACGGTGCGGGACGATGTGATCCACATGGGCGCCGAGCGTGACGCGCCGCTCGTCGAAACACTGTGACATCACGGGCGCCTGGTCGCCTGGACGCATCCCGCAGAGCGGGTACCGGGCGCGAAACAGACTCGCGCGGCGGGCCCACCGGTTGCCGTACCCGCGCGCCTGGCGCGACCCGCGGGCACGGTCGACGACCCGGGCGTGCGTCGTGCAGCGGCCGCGGGCGACGAGCGCGCTGCAGCCCGGTTCGTCGCAGTACTTCACGCGTCCTTCGGATCCGGCGCCGACCGACCGATCAGCCCGAGGATCAGATTCGCGGCCGCGCTCGTGTTCGGCGTGGCGACGACGCCCAGGCGGAGCTCGAGCGTGGGCTCGTCGACGGCCGTGAGCCGGACCATGTGCGTCGCGGCGATCGGAATCTCCGCGCCGGCGGGCACGTAGTAGATCTTCATCACGTACTGCTGGGCGTCGGGATTCTCCGCGAGCCAGGTGTCGAGCGTCCGCTGTACGTCGATGTCGTTTGTCGGTCGGTCCATGTGTCTACTCTCCTATGTGATTTGAACTATGTGATTTGAAATAACAGTCGACGCCTAAATGAGCGCGAACGCGCGCAAGATCCAGAGCACGATCACGAGCACGACGACGACCGTCAGCAGTGTCTTGATCGGCGCCGCCATCGGGACGTACGTCTGAATGAGCCACAGACAAACGCCGAGTACGACGATCAGAACGAGCAACCGGACGATGTCCGGCGTCATGAGCGTTTGTAGGGCGAGGGTCGTCAACATGGGGCACTCTCCTCGAGTTGGGCGTTCGTGTTCCGCGGCGCGCGCCGGCGCGCGCATTTCTGGCAACCGTCGGCGCCGCGCGTCACATAGGCGCCGCAATCCGCACACCGCGCGCGGGGCGTCGGGCACCAGGCGCCATCGGTGCAGTGATGGCGGTACGGCGTGCGGCCGTCCTGGCGACGCGCGAACAGCCCGCCGCAACCTGGACACGTGACGCGCGCGATCGGGCCCGTCACGGCGCGACCCGCCGCCGACCGAGCCGCGCCAGGATCAGCCCCGTTCCGATCAGCAGTAGCGTCCCCGGTTCCGGGACGACGGGCACGTTCGCCCCGACCTTCGCCAAGTACGACGCCTGATCGGTCGCGCTCGTGTGTTGATGGATTTCAGCGCGGGCGCTCAGGCTGTAGAACGGCCCGACGAACGTGAACGGCACGTCGGGCGAGTCCATCGCGCACGACTGCGAGGCGCCCGCGGCGGGGAAGCACCCAGGCACACCCAGGAGCACATCGAGGGCCGTGGCCGACGTCGGGGCCGCGATCGCCATGTCGTTCGCATTGCGGGCGTACCCGGTGAGAAACGACGCATCGCCCGCGGCGGCCGTGTCGTAACTGGCGGCGCCGGTGGACGTCACCGGGTCATTACCAACGGGCGCCGTGAACCCGTCATGGCCGAAGTCCACCGTCAGATCGTCGGTCCCGCTGAGATGGCGGACGTCCGCCACGCCAAGGCTGATCGTCCCGATCTGGGGATCGCCTGGCGTGTTGGACGTCGTGACCGCGAGCGTGTCGATCTGCCACGTGCCGATCGCGCCCACGTACGCGATCGTGTCGCCGACGACCGTGAACCCCGCGCCGCAGTTCACGGCCGAGACGGCGACGCGGGTATCGCACAGGGCCGCGGCCGCGCCGGATCGGAAATTGAGCAGGGCCGCGGCGTCCGCTTGCGACGCGAAGGCCAGGCACATCACCACGAACCAGACTTTCTTCATACAGTCTCCCCGTCATCCCAAAAACCCCTCATGCTCTTCGCACGCGAGATCCGCCTGGTCGTCCGCGGGCGCCCGCGTCGCGGCGGGGACCGCGAGCGCGAACACGTCGGCTGGGATATCCAGTTCCAAAAACCGCGCGTACCACCAGAGCGCGCCCCGGATCGCGTCCGCGTCGCTCTCAAATCGACACGCGCGCCGGATCTCATCGATCACGGTCCGCTCCTCGTCCGACCAGGTCAGCGGCATACCTGCCCCTTCACACTTCGCGAATCGTGACCCCGTGAATCGCTTCGACCAGGCGCTTCCGTAACCGGTAGGCGGTCGTTTTCGTCGGGCCGCTCTTCGTGTCTTCGATCACGACTTCCCCGGAGCGCGTCTCGATGTACCGGAAGTCCGCGCGAAAACGCCCGCAGACGATCCAGCGTCCATCGTCGCGCCAGAGCTCGACGACCGTGATCGAGAATTCCGGTTGCAGCTCGAGCGCCGTGATTTCGCCGGCGGCCGCGAGAATTTTCAACCGTTCGTAGCGACGCGCTTCCTTCCGCGAGTCGAACCGGATCCCGTCGACGGTACAGACCTGCGCGTGATACTTGTTCGCGCGGAGCGGCGCGACCCGATCGCGATCGTCGCCGAGCTGCTGCGTCCAGGCGGCGCGGTCGCGGGTCATGACTCGCCGGTCCCTTCATACGTCCGGGCGTCACGGGCTGAACCCCTTATTGCCGCCATTGCCCGCTCGTCGACAGCGGCGCGAGCAGGAAATCGGCCGCGGTCGCTTCCCGAAAGACGACGTTATCGACGGCGATCTGAATCGACAGGAACGGGTACAACACCCCGTACCCGTAACTGATCGGGGTCGCTTCGAGGGACAAGAACACCGCGTCGCCCGCGACCTGGAACGTGTTGAAGTACGGGAGCGACGTGACGACCTGGCCGAGCCCGTCGACGGGCGTTGAGTACCGGACCCGGACACTCGAGGCGTTGCCCGTCACGCGGAACTGGATCGTGTGCTTCACGACGACGACGGCCACCGGGAGCGGACTCGGATTATTCGGCAGGTTGTTGACGATGGTGGTGGGCCGGCACGCGATCGCGAGCGCCGACAGGGTCACGAGGAGCAGGGTTCGCCAGGGCGGATTTCGCATTAGGAATTCCTTCCACAATTCATGCACAGGTTTTCCACAGCTTTTTCAACAGCCTAAGCCATTGACCTTATTCGGGTTGAGCCGAATAGATGGTCAAAATCGCGATACGCCTTTTCTTCGCGCGCCATCGGCGCGCGGGTTTTGATCTGGTTCTTGATCTTTTGTTTGTCTTGTACGCGTACAAACTCCGCACAACTCGCTCAGAAATAGGCGCAGCCAAATCCGGACGCGCGGATTCATCGGTCGCCGCCCGTCCAATCGAGGGGGAGTTGGCCCATCCGCGCCTGGCGCCGGGCGTATTGATCGGCCCGACGTTCCATCGCGGGGATCCAGATCCCGCGATGCAGGTCCCACATGTCTTGACGGAAATGTCCGCTCCGTGTGCACACGTCGACGAGCGTCGTGAATTGATCCGCCGGCAGCAACGACGCGGCGACCAGGTCCTCGATGGGCAGCGGGGCGCCGCGCGAGTCGATGCCTTGTCCGGGGCGTCGCCCATGCCGCGCGACGTGACACCAGAGCCCGACGAGCCCGCCGAAGCCCGCCGGCCCGAGCTGGCGGACGACCGCGCGGATCTTCGGGTCGTCGGGCGCGTCGGCGTCGAGTTGAAACCACTTCATACGCGGCCCCTATCTCGACGCGGTTAGCGGCGACTGCGACGCGCGGGCGTCAGTGGGGGCAGCGTCGCTTTCGCGGCGCGGAGTCTCGGTAGGGTCGACGCGAAGCCATGCGGGCGTCGCGGTTGCGTGGGACGCACGCGTTTCAGATCCGCCAGGACATCATCGCGGCGCCAGCGGTACGGGTACTTATCCCACGGGCGCGGGGCAAACGTCCCCCGCTGGAGCTGACTCCGAATCGTGGCCGGCGAGAGGCGATAGATCGGCGCGAGTTCGTCGAGCGTGAGAATCACGGGCAGCGCGTCGAGATCGGACGCGGGGACGACGGGTGATGGTTTCACCTTCACGGCGGGATCCTTCCTTCAGAACGAGCGAGACGGCGTGGGCGCCGGTCACAACATGCGGTGAGCCCGGCGGCGAACTAACACCCAATAGGGAGCGCGATTCGTCCTACTGCAATGTGCAAATAGGCGCGAATGTTCTTATATACTTGCGCGTCATCGCGTTGTCAAATAATTGCGCTAGAATTAGGCAGAATTATACTCATTCATACTGTGAGACGCTCTGAGACGTTCTGAGACTGAGATCTGCCGACATGCCACGACGACATCGCCTCCTTCGACTCGGGCCCGGGATTGTTCGCGATGGCGACGCGCTCGTCGCCCGCGTCCGCATTGGCAATTCGCGCGACGGGACACAAACACTTCGGCGCGAACGGTTTCCCCTCGGCACCGATCTCGCGAAGATTCGCGCGTGGCAGCATGGCGCGAAGTACGAGCTCGCCACGGCGGCGCCGAGCGCGCCCGGGCGCGGCAGCCTCGCGGCGGACATCCGGGAGTTCATCGCGGCGTTGCCGGAGGGCCGGTACCGCATCGATACCGAAGATCTCTTGACGCATTGGACGAAGAGCCCGCTCGGCGATCGGGATCGCCGCACGATCACACGCCTCGAGATCATCCAGGTGATCTCCGGGTGGACGACCGCGGGCGCGGCCGAGTCCACGTGTAACCAGCGACTCTCGCGGTTGCGGAAATTCTTTCAGGCGCTCGAGGGGGACGAGAATCCGACGACCGGCATCGCGCGGTTAGCTCCACCGAAAGCGGAGCCGCGCGACATTCCCGCGCGGATCGTGCACGCGATTCTCGAGGCGCTCCCGGATCGGGGCCGGGCGGGGCGCGGCGAAGAGCGCCCGACGATCTCGGAGTCGAAGATCCGTCTTCGCGTGATGGCCTGGACGGGGATCGCGCCGGCGACGTTGCGGCGCGTGCGGCCGCGTGATCTCGATCTCGCGTACGGGCGCGTGTACCTGCGCCCCAGGCGCAAGGGCAAGGGGACACACGGCGCCTGGGTGACACTACTCCCGCGGGCCGTCGAGGCGTTCCGCGACTTTGCGGCCGCGAGCCTCTTCGGGCGGACCTGGTCCGCATCGAGTCTCGGCAAGACCTGGCGCGTCGGGATCGCGCGGGCGACGGCCGCGGCCGCGCGCGTCGCCGCCGAAGACGGGGGCGATCGCACCTGGACCGAGGAGATCGCCAAGCTCCCGCCGAATTGTCACCCGTACGATTTACGTCACGCGTTCGCGTCGGAAATCTATCGCGAGACCGGCGACATCGGCGCCGTGTCGGAGCTCCTGCAACACGCGAGTTTCGAAACGACGAAACGGTACACGCGGGGCGCCGTGTCGGCGCGCGTCGCGGCCGCGATTGCCAAGGCGGGCGCGGCCCAGGCGACGATGCCCACGATCCCCCAGCCCGTCGCGCCCAAAGCGGCGCCGCGCTTGCGCCTCGTGCAGCAAGCCACATCTTGAGAAGGGCCACTATGACCAAACCTCTCGAAGTCCCACAAACGCTCTATGGTCCGCTGCGAGTCATCCTCAAGGCGACGGGACACACGAAGGCTATTCAACAGGACGGCGCACTGCTCGACCTATCGGGAATCACGGTCATTGCGCGCGGCGGGTCACCCGAGACTAATCTGATCGTCACGTCGCTCCTGTCCAGCCGTACCAAGGAAGGCATGGTCGAACTGGCCTTGAACAGTGAAACGACCCAGATGACGCTCGACAAGGCCCGTGAAGTGGTAGGCATGCTGCAAGGCGGGATCGAAGCGGCGGTCTCTGACCAAATGATCTACATGTTTTTGACGACGAAGGTCGGCCTGTCTGACGCAGCCGCCAGCGCGGCCCTGGTTGACTTTCGAGAACTGCGCCAAGGTTCACGCGATATCGTGCGGCCGCACTGAACCCCTACCCGCCGGATTCTTGCTTCTTGATCCAGGCGACGAGGGAGTCGAACGGCACCCGAATGTTGCGTTTCCCGACGTTGACGGACGGGAGATCCCCGTCCGCAATCAGGCGATACACCGACGCCCTGGAGATCTGGAACTCGCGGGCGACGTCCTCCGGTTTCAAGAGCCTGGTAGGCGCCGAGTCCGGAGGCGGGGCTTTGCGTTTTGGGGTTCCCCCAGGGGTTCCCCCACGTTTTCGCACTGCGCGTATTTTGGCCTATTTTTAACTAATTTAAAATACGCTTCGGGCGACCCCGCACGCGCCACGGCCGAAAAAATCCCCGTAAACCCTTGTATTCATTGGCGCGCCCGGCAGGTCTCGAACCTGCGACCCTCGGCTTAGAAGGCCGATGCTCGACCGCGTAACTCCATGACTAACCGAGGCTTATCTTTGGGGTTCCCCCACGGGGTTCCCCCACAAGGCCAGATCGCGCCTATTTTGCGGTCACGAAGTACGTACTTTCGCGTCACGCCCCGACGACTTCGATCGTCACCATGAGGTACACGATCATCGCGCCCGCGCTCCAGGCTTCGTTGTTCAATTTCGAGATGATCAGTTGGTTCGGGAACGCGGGATTCGCCAGCATGTACCCGTACGCATTGACCCCGACCGCCTGATAGATCGCCGGACTCACCCCGTAACTGTTGAGGTTGTACCCCGTGGGCATCTTGAGACGGAGCCCTGACGTCGAGCCCGTGAGCGTGCCTGACACGGCGACGTGAAGCCGCATCGTAAACCCGACGATCGCATAGCGGTGGACCTGGACCCCGCTCCCGATCACGGTCCAGGCGACGCCCGCGTCGGCGGTGAAATAGTTCGCGGGATCGAAGGGGACAGCCGTCCACAACCCAGAGGGGAGCCACGTCGCGCCGTAGGTCGGATCGCTCGTGTCGCGGACGAGCGCGTACCCGTGTGTGCCGCCCGTGAACGCGTGGCCGTCGTTCCAGTGCGACGGCTGGACCTGGGTCGCGTCGGGCCCGTCGGGCTTCGCGCTCCGAAACCGATGATCGAGAGTCTTCATGTTTGCTCCAACAGGAGGCGCGCCAACACATCATCGAAACTGAACCGCGTCGTCGACGCGTTGACGACGCGGCGCGGGTACACGTCCGGCGCAAACGCGACCTCGTCGACCGTGACCCGCTGAATGAGGAAATCCCCCGTCAGATTCGTCGGCGCGGGGAGCGCGACGTGGACCGTCCGGCCGCTCCGGGCTTCGGGATCGTGCGTCGTGTAGGTGAGCCGCGTTTCGATCGTCTTGAAGAGCGCGAGCTCCGCCAGGCCCCGCGCGCGGGCGCCGTCGTCGCTCAACCGGCGATCCTGGATGTAATGCTCCACGATCCCGTCGCCGCCTTCCACGGCCGCGAGCGCCGTCTGGGCGGCGGCGTCGTCAACCTGGACGATCAGTTGCACGTCGTCGCCGATCGTCGCGCGTTGCGGCGGCGCGACGCCCGTGAGCGTGGGCGCGGTCGACAGGACGGTCCCCGCGGGAATCTCGGCGGCGATCGCCCCCTGACCCGAGGCGGGGATCCCGGTCAGCGAAAAGCGGCCCGCCGCGGTCGCCGTGCCCGTGTACCGGATCACCTGCTCCTCGACGAGAATCCAGCCGGCCGTCGGGATCCCGGTGAGCGCGTCGACCTCGAGCGTCGTCGCGCCCGCCGGCGTCGGGGGCGGTTGCGAGCCGGACTGGCCGGGGATGCCTTGCGGGGGGAGCGGCGCCCCGCCGAGCGCGGTATCCGCGGCGGGATCGGTGTACGTCGTCGTCGTGTTGTCGTTCAACGCGACGAGCTCGCGCATTTGCGATCCGCCCGCGGCGGTCCGGAACACGCGCCGGCGCACGGTCCCCGCGGGGCCGAGCGCGATCCCCGAGACCAGGACCGCGCCCGTCGTGACGCGGTTGATCGTGGGCGCGAGCTGGCCCCCGGTTGCGGGGAGCGTATCGGCAAACGTCGTCGTAACGTTGTCGCCAATGTGCGCGACCAGGCGGTACTCGCCCCCGCCATCCTTCCGGTACAGCCGGCGGGCGACGACGCGGGCATCGGTCGACGTCGGGAGCGTCACCGTCGCCCCTTCCCCGCTATCGGCCGTCGAGAGAATCGGGAGCGCGGCCGTCGGGAGCGCGGCATCGGCTGAAATATCGTTGAACTGTCCCGATCCCGTGACCGCCATGACGAAGCGGTACGGCATCGCGGCCCCGGCACTGGTCGCCGCGGTCGTTGATCGGTAGATTTTTTGCGCGACGACCCGCGGATCGGTCGCCGGCACGATCGTGATCACGTGGGTTTGAAATCCGGCGGTCGTTTCGACGGCGCTCCCGGCCGGTGACGGCGCCGTTTCCCCCGCGGCGGTGACGTAGGTCCCCCGGTAGACCCGCCACCCGATCTCGACCGCGCCCCCCGCCGCGGCATTGACCCCCAGGGGCCCCGCGGGCGCCGCGACCGGCCGCCCCGTCACGATCGTCCCCCCCGTCGTCGCGATCGTCTCATTGCCCGCCGCGTCGACGTAACTGGTCGCGTACGTGGCCGTCACCCCCGCCCGGATCGGCCCCGCGATCGGCGGGGTCGGCAGGGTCGCGGTCGTCGGGGGCGGGTTCGCGGCCGGGGCAATCGTGAGGGGCGCGGACGGGGCGCCGACGTCTGACCGCCGCCCGTCGGACAGTTCCACCGTCACCGCGTACGTATAGGGCCCGCCCGACATCTGCCCGGGCGTCGACGCGGGCGCGAGCGCGGCCGCCGGGGCGCCTGGTGCCGGCGGCGGCGGGATCGGGTCGACGGGCGGGATGTCCGCGGTGAACAGGCCGAGCGTGTTCGCCTTGACCCCGCCGGCGTGCGTCCCGGTATACGTCACGAGCGCGGGCCCGATCTTCGCGCGGCCGCCGGCCGCGGGGAAGGGGAGCACCGTCGACAGCGGGATCAACGTATCGACCGTCGTGAGGGTCGCCGCCGCGGTCCCCCCGGCCGCTTCCACGATTACGCGCGTTCGGACCTGGGTCAGATCCGCGGAGATCTTCAGGCCGCTGAACCGGCCGCCTGGCGTGATCGGCGCCGGGGCCGGCCCCGGTTCCGTCCCGACGAAGAAATGCAGATCGCCGACGTAGTCGACATACCAGGACGCCCCGATCCCTTTCGCCAGGCGCGAGAGGGCGCCCGACACATCTTCGAACGTGAACGTCATCCCGGAGATCGAGGGCAACCCGGCCTGGACGTGGGCCGTCGTGATGACCGGCGCGAACCGGGCGATCAGGTCCTTCACGATCGTCGTGACGCTGGCGGTGAGGTACTCGGTCGTCACGGTGCGATGATTCAGGCGCCGCGAGAAGTCGACACAGGACAGGTCGTAGCGGACATGTGTCGGGATATCGAGCTCCGCGTACTGCTCGCGGACGGTGATTTGTCCGCCGAAGATCTGCGTCGCGGGGTCGATCGCGCCGAGATAGATCGCGATCGGCGCGCCCGGGAGGATCGGCGGGGGACTGATCGGGCCGGACGGGGTCATATCGGTCGTAAACGCGGCCGGATCGAACGCGTGGACGGCGAACGCGCCTGAACCGGGGGCGGAGGGCCGCGGGGCCGCGACCATCGTGAGCGCGGCGGTGTTCGGCGCATCGTTCAACAGGTCATCGATCCGGAGCCGGCCGAGGCGCGCGAACGGCGTGAGGATCCGCCCGCCGACGACGACGACGACATCGGTCGCCGCCACGTTACACCGTCCCCAGGCGGCGCGTACCCCTCATGCCTTGCATGACCGCGTTCGACACGAGATCGGCCATCATCGCGCGCGTCTGGGGATCATCGGTCCCGAGCATCCCCGACATGTTCACGGTGATCGTCGTGGCCCCCGCGCCGCCCCCGCCCGCGCCGGCGGCCGCGCCAGGCGTGAGCGTCCCGAGCGTGATCGGGTCGCCGAGTGACGCGAACCCCGCCGCGACGTCGCCGACGGCCGCGAGCGCGGGATCGACCATGATCCCGTCGAGCCGGCCGAAGTGTTCCGCGATCCCGTCGACCAGGTCAGGGACCGACGACATCCCGATGATTTCGTTGTACATCCAGCGAAACACGTCGACGATTTTTCCGGGGAGCTTGATCACCTCACCGATCAACCAGGCGAGTTTGTCGAAGAGCCACATCTTGAGGTCGTTGTACCACTGCGCGACCGTCGCGATCGTGGCCTTGAACGCGGCGGGGAGCGTGTCGACCAGGAAACCTTTGATCGCGTCGACGGCGCGCTTGACGAGCGCGACCATGTCATCCCAGTAGTGCCAGACGGCCCACACCGCGAGCACGGCCGCGGCGATCGCGGCGATGAGCGGCAGGAACGGGACGATCGCGGCGCCGGCCGCGCCGAGCGCGCCCACGAGCCCCGCCGCGCCGAGTATCGAGACGACCGCGGACAGGGAGACCAGGATCGGCGCGAGCGCGGTCCCGATCGCGACCGTCGCAATGATGAACGTCTGCATCCCTTCGGGGAGTGACTTGAACAGGTCGAGCATGGCGGTTAAGTTGTCCGCGAGCACGGCGCCGATCTGCTCGTTGAAATCGGACATCTGGTTCTTCATGTTCTCGATCTTCCCCGTCGTCGTTTCCATGTCCGCGGCCGCTTGCCCCCCGAATTTCTGGTTAATCGCGTCCAACACTTCCGCGAACGACGCCCCTTCGGGGATCGTGTCCCCGAAGACTTTTTTCAGTTTCCCTAACGCTTCGCCGTCGCTCTGCGCGGCCTGGACCATGAGTTTCGCCGCGGCGGGAATGTCGGTGCCCAGCCCGATCGCGAGGTCCATCGTCGACTGGATCACCTTCTGCATTTCTTGGGGGCCGACGTTCCCGATCGTCGTGAAGTACGTCTGAGCATCGGTGATCGCTTCGTCGGAAAACCGCGACACGGCCTGGAGCTGCGTCGCCATTTCCCCGTACGCGGCGATCACGTCGGGCGACGCTTGCCCCGCGTTTTTCAACGCGACCGTGAGCCGCGCCGTCGCCGCTTCCCCTTCGGCGAATTCATTGATGAACCCCGACACCGCTTGGGTCACGTCGCCGACGAAATCCTTGACTTGCGACGACGACAGGACGGCGTACGTCGACTTCGCGAAATCGGCGATCCCGACCGCCGCGGTCTTGATCGAGCCGGCCGCTTTCGAAATTGCCTGGTCGACGTCGGCGCCGACCTTCCCCGCCGATTCGACGAGCTGCTCCGTCGACGTCGTCGCGTCGCGACAGGCGGTGATGAAGGAGGAAAAATCCGCGAGGAAATTCGCGGTCAGCGGCATGACATCACCGCGCCGACTCGCGGTTCAATTCGTCGATCAGGAATTCGTAGTAGTGCATTGGCAGATCCCACACGTCGGCGAGCGTCCAGCCCATCACCCGACAGATGGCGAAATCGGAGCGGGCGCCGTCGCGCCAAGTGTCGTTTTTTTTTCGGACGCGATATACGCGCGCATCGTCTGATCGTGCGCCTGGACCGCGCGCTGTACTTCCATGTAACTGGCCGCGTCGATCGCGTCGAGCGCGGCGCGGACGACCGCCGTCGGTTGATCCCGAATGACCAGGGGGCGCCCGTCGAAATCCGTAAAGGTCCAGTCGAGCAGGTACGCCAGGACGACCCCGATCCCGCTTTCGGTCGGGTCGACTTCGAACGTCAGATCTTGCCCGTTCGCGGCGCGCCCCGCGTCGACGTGAACCGGTTTCGTCGCCATTTTGATCAGGGCGCGGAATTCCCCCGCGGTGAGAAATCGTTTCACCGTGATCGTGTCGCCGTCGGTCAGCGGTAACACGTCGATATCAGGGCGACGGACGCGTGATCCCATGTTCCCCCTCGACCGTGACGGGCCCGAGCGCGGCCGTAAATCGCCCGCCGTCGGCCCCCCGTGTGAACGTCCGAATTTCCCACCGCCAGGCGCCCCGTTTGAACGGGGCGACGAAAAACAGCGGCCGTTGCGCGAGTTTGAACGCGTCGACGGCGCCTGGGACCAGGGCGCCCGCGACCGTCCAGCCCGCGACCTTGTCGTGGGTCACGGTGTACCCCTCGACGGCCGCGGCCGTGTAGTACGCCCATTTGACCGCCGCGACGCGGCCGCGGATCGTTTGCACGGGCGCCCGTTACGGAACGACCGGATCCATCGTCCAGGGGCCCGCGCCCGCGAACGTCCCCGCGGTTTTGATCGCGCCGTCGTGCGCGACTTCGATCGACGTGTCGAGGTACGCGAGCCCCGAAAAGAAAAACGTCGGCGCCAGGTCCGACGGGATCAGTTTCAGGAACACGGCGGTTTCGCCGAGCGCGACCTGGAACAGCGCGGGGGACAGGGTTTCATCCCAAATCCCTTCGAGTTTCCCTTCGATCGACGGGAGCCCCTGGACCGACACTTTCACCGTGTCGCCGAAACAGGTCGCGTCCGCGCGATCGCGTTTCAGGTCCAGGGACCAGGTATTCAACACCGCGACCGGGACCGCGGTCGCGCCCCCCGTCGGGTCCATTTCGACCGATCCGTGTGATCCATGTCTCCGCATAACGTGTGCTCCCCTTCGTTACAAGATCCGCCCGTTAACTAATCCGTGTCGTGTAGTGCGCCACAATCTCGGCGGGGGTCAGCGGCCGAGCATAGACCGCCACGTCCTGCATTGCGCCGCGCCAGCCCCATGTCTCGGCCCCCGCTTCTGTACTCCCCCCGATCGCACTGGTCACGGTCCCGGCGCCCGCCAGCGTCATGGGATACGCCGGTCGCGCCAACCCATTGATGTACAACGTGACTTGTCCATCACCGCCCGTCAGCGCGAGATGGACCCAATTCCCGATCGCGAGGGGGACCGCCAGGTCCAGCGTGAAATACACGACGGAGTAATACAGAAACCTCATCTCCGACAAGCTGCTCCGCACGTACCATTGGAAATCCCCATCGCCGCCAATCGGCCGCATCATCAGTGCCCGCTGGCTTCCGAAAGTAGCGGGGACCGACGGCTGAATCCACACTTCCAGCGTGAACGCCGATCCCAACGCCGGGAACGTCAGCGGGGTTAGTTTTCCTAAGCCGTCCAACGGAAATAGCATCGCTTTGCTCGTCCCGATCCCGGGCTGGTTGAGCGTCACGCCGCCAGTAATCGTCGCGGGCCGCGTCCCGGCCAGATCGCGCGCCGTCGTACCGCTCGCGTCATCCAGCGGCCAGTACGCGACCGCGCCGTCCGACAGTACGCGCGCCTGATAGGTCACCGCGGCGCCGACGGTCACCGTAACGGGTGGGGAGGTCACCGTTCCGTACGGATTCGACACCGTCACCGCATAGCTCGTCGTCACGGTCAGCGGCCCCGTCACGAAAAATGCGTTCGTCGCGCCGGGGATATTGACGCCGCCTTGGGTCCATTGATAGGTCAAGGGGGGCGTCCCATCGGCGATCACCGTCAGCGTCACGCTCGCGCCCGAATCGATGCTGCTCCCGACGGGCGGGGACGTGAGGGTCGGTGGCACGCCAACGGGCGGCGCCGCCCCGATCCCGGGCGTTACGATCACTTCGTACCGCGCGCCCCCGTGTTGCCAGGTATTCCCGTCGACGTTTTCCGTATAGCGGACCCGGTCGACCCACCGACAGACCATCAACCCCGCGCCCGCGGCGGGCGGGAGCGGGATCGGTTGCCGGTCGAGTAACGCGTTGATCCGCGCGTCCGCGGCCGCGACCGCCGTCGTCCCGGTGCTCTGGACGACCGCTTTCACGACATAGATCAACGCGCGCCAGGAATCGACCCCGCCGAATTCCATCTCTGATCGCGACGTCGACGCGCTCACGATCGCGAACCGGGTCGACCCCTGCGCGGCCAGATCCCAATACACCCCGTCGGGGAGATAACTGGTCAGTTCGGGATCGGCGGTCAGTTTCGCGATCAACGCGCGTTCGACTTCGCTCGCGTTGATCACGTGCGATCCCCCCCGACGGTGATCCCCTGCGCGCGGACCATTTCAGACACGGCCGCGGTCGCCGCGCGGCGGTCCCGTTCCGTAATGGGAAGGAACGTCGCCCGCGGGGTCGTGCGCGCGGTCCCGAATTCGTACAAATGGGCGTGCGGCGCGCTCGACACGAGCGTGTACAGGGTCGCGACCCCGCGGGCGGTACGCTCGACGATTTTGACCCCCGCGCGGAGCGCGCCCGTCACGATCGGGTACGCGGCCAGGACGCGCGCTTCCGCCTGGCGCGCGTGACGGAGCAGGATCGGATCGGCCCCCTGATTCAAGGTCGCGGGGAGCGCGGCCAGGTCGCGGAGCAAGTCGTCGAACCCGCGGAGTTCCATTTTTGCCGACATCAGATCGTTTCCTTCGCGAAGAGATACAGGTCGATCGGGCGTTCCTTCGGCCGCGCGAGCCCCGTGATCAGGAAGATCCGCCCGTTCGACAGGATCCGGGATTTCACCGTCACGTCGACCCGATCCCGCCCGTGGATCACGTGGGTCGCCGTCGCGACCGTCGTGCCCGCCGTTTGTCGTTCCAGGTCGCGCACGGTCGCGGGCCGAATATCGATCGGCCAGGCGGGGGGTTTGTCCGTCCAGACTTCGATTGTTCCGCCCCCGCCGTCGGACACGACCGTCGCGGCCTGAACCGTCCCCACGTGTCGAAAATCGCCGATCCCCATCACACTCCTAATAATCCCAACGACTCAGGCCAGCGTCGGATCGCGCCAGAAGCGCAACTGATTCGCGATCGCCGCCCAGACCCGGTCATCGTTGTCGCCCGCCGGCCCGAATTCATCGCCCGCGTGTTCGTACGAATGGGCGAGCAGCAATTTCACGGCCTGTTGAAGCTCTGGCGGCGCGGTTGTGTCGTCCCACGTCGGGTCGTTCTGGTCTTTCACATACTGGCGGATCGTCGCGCTCGCGCTCGCGAGCATGTCGAGCACGCGGTCGTCGTGCAGATCATCGGTGACGTAGAGATGGCGCTTCGCCGCCGCGAGCGTCACCAGGAGGGGATCGGCCATCAGAGCATCCCCCCGAGAAACGCGGCCGTCACCGGGCCCGCGGTCATACCCGTCGGCGTTGCCTCGAGCGTGACGATGGGGAGCTCGAGGTACCCGATCCGGGGAATCGGCGCGCGCAACAATTCCAGGTGCGCGAACGTCTCGCCCGGCCCCTCGAGATAGATCCCCGTCCCCGCCGGGTACGCGGCGATCATCGGCCGCACGTACTGCCCATCGCGGTCCAGGTTGTCGACATAGAGGCGTGTCACCTGGCCGACATACGGCGGCGCCGCGTCGACGCGGAGTTCCCCGTCCCGGACCTGGTCGTCGGGCGTCGCGTTGAACTGAAACGCCCAGGATCTCATCGCGCATCCTTCCCGCGCTTGACGGCCAGCGTCCAGGCGCCCGCCGCACTGCCCGGGGCGGCCGTCGTGTCCGCGTTGCAGTGAAACACGGACCCGTCGGCCGTGACGCAGTCGCCCCGCTCGTACAGGCGCCCGGGGACGTGCACGCCCCGGTACAGCATGAGCGGGAGCACGATCGCTTTCTCTTCGATCGCCCCGCCGCGCGCCCATCGGAACGTGACGGCCCGCTCCCCGTCGTACTCGCACGTGACCGTCTCGACGCCCTGGCCGTCGGCCCCGGCCGGCCCCGGCGCGCCTGGGGGCCCTGGGACCGGCCCCGCGGCAGCCAGGGCGGCGACCGTCGTCTGGACGTCTCCGAGTCCCGCCGTCGCCGTCTCGAGCGCCCGGACACGCCCCACGACGGGCGCCAGGGCCGCCAGGACGGCGCGTTCCACCGCGGCCGCCAGCGTCGCGACCAGGTCGGGATTATCCGCGCTCATGGAGCGTCCCCCAATCCTTCGCGGCCAGGGCGGCGACGAGCGCCGTCACCGGCGCCGCGAGCTCGCCGGCCGCCTGGGCGGGCGGGGCGGGCGCGGGCACCGGTGCCGGCGTCGTCGCAAAGGGCGAATTCCGATCCCGTTCGTCGAGCGCGGCGAGCGAGTAGTTCTGCTGCTGCATGTACGGCGTGTCGCCGCCCTGGACCTTGCCGAGCCCGAAGTACTTCGCGCGCGCTTCGTTCGGCGAGACAGCGCCGGACCCGATCGCATCCGAGGCGGCCTTCGTCCGGGTCTGCGTGTCCATGTAAATCAAATCGTCGATGTCGAATTCGGTCCCGTAGTCCGTCCCCGCGAGCCCGAGCCCCTCGTCGAGCGACGTCTCACACGACACGACGAGGCTCTGGATACATTGCGAGTAGTACTGCTGCTGCATCGGTTCGACGCTCGCGAACGGCGGCGCCGGCCCGACCCCGATCATGAAACTCGGAACGTGGTAACAGGCGCAGATCGTTTCAGCCGTCCACCGGAGCTGCTCGATCAACTGCGCGTCGACCGCGTTGACCGTCATGGGCTCGTACTTCAACCCGTCGCCGACCACCGCGACGCGCCCGACGTTGTCGCCCGAGAAATTCGTCGTCCAGTAGTCTTTCAGCCGCGCCGCCGTCTCGTCCTTGATCGCGCCTGGCGCCGTGAGGATCCCGGACGGTTGCGCGCCCGACGCGAAAAACTTGTTCGACGTCTGTTGAATCGTCAACCCCTGCAGCGCGGACAGCCCGCACGCGTAGAGCGGCGTGACCCCGATCAACGGGTGAAAGAGGCAGATCATCCGGTCGTGGATCATCTCGCTCGCCGGGACGGTGATCGGCCCCTCGCTCTTGAGCACGCCCGCCAGGTCGTCGCTCTTGAGCTCGTAGTACACGGCGCCGTCGGGGGCGACGAGCGGCGTCACTTTCTGGGGATCGAGCACGTACAGCGCGACGACGACCCCGCGGGCGTCGCGCTCTTTCAGGACGTACGTGTTCCCGTGCACGAGCTTCGACGTCATCCACTGTTCGATGAACTTGATCGTCGTCTGGTACCGGTTGGGTTTGCGGAGCACGGGCGAATAGGCGGGGTTCGTCGTTTCGTGCCAGACCCCCTCGTCGTCGCGCAGCATGAGGCGCAGCGCGAGCTTCGCGACGTCGGCGGCGATCAGGGTGACGCACGCGAACACGGCGAAATAGGACAGGGCGGACTCGCAGCGAATCTCCGCGTTCTGCTGCCAGGCGCCCGTGAACGGTTCGCGCACGATCGGGTACCAACTACGCCCGCTATCGAGCGGACGGAGCGCCGACGGCGGCGCCGCCTTCGTCGCGATCAGGTGGTAGCCGAAGATCTCTAGCTGCATGGGCGCCGATCCCAGGGGGGCGGGGACGCGGGCGACATACACGCCCGCGCCCCCTGGCCGACGTTACTTGGCGAGTAGCGCCGGGGGTTCGGCAGCGGCCGCGGGCGCGGGCCAGGCGACCGCGGTCAGGTACTTGACGGCGTTCGCGTTCGCGCGCAGCCAGTTCACGAACCGTTCGGCCCGCAGCCCGACGCAGTTCGACTGCCAGAGCGACACGTACACGGTCGTCGCATCAGCCGGCGACGCTGGGACGCTGTCCATCTGGAGCGATGCCTCCCGCGACGCGTCGATCGTGACCCCGCCGTCGTCGGCATAGAGCACCAGCGACGGTTGCAGCGCGATCACGTTCGTCCCGGCGGCCTGGCTGGCGATGAACGTCAACCCCTTGTAGTTCCCGCCGCTGATCGTGATCCCGGGGAACGTCGGCGACCCGTCGGCGTTCGTGCGGAACGACAACCCGAGCGCGTTTGCCGCCGACAGGATGAACGTCACTCCGTCGACCGCGATGTTGTTCGTCGCGAAGTGGTTGATCAGGGACATGATGTCGGCGAGTGGGCTGACGCTGCCGGCGGCGGTCGGCGCGCCGTTCGTGATCGACGCGGGATTCACGCCCGCGACCGCGGCGACGGCGGGATCGATGAACTGCGTGTCGAGGAACTGCGCGATCCCCGCGATCATGTCGCGCCGGACCAGATCTTCCGCCGACGGATTCGACAACCGGACGAGCTCTTCGGTCAGGACGATGATCCCGGCCGCCTTCGCCACACTCAGCGTCGTCGCGCTGAACGCGAGTTTCGTGACGGGCTTGGGCTTCGATTCGCCGACCCACCCGTACGTCCCGCCGGCGGTTTGCGCGGGGACCTTCGTGTTGAACGGGACCGTCCGCAGCCCGGGGATCTTCCCGAGAATCGTCGCGGGCCGGAGCAGTTCGATGAATTCGGCCGCGATGGCCTGATTCACGAGCGGACCCGCCCAGGTCGCGTCAGTCGTCGTCCCGGGCGCGATCGCGGCCTTCAAGTACAGCGCGACTTCGGGCGTCGAGGAGTCCCACCGCTTCGCGTACTCGGCCGCTTCGTGGACGTTGCCGTTACAGACGAGCTTCGCGCACGCGGCGCGGACGAACGCGGTCCCGGGCGGCACGTTCGATTTGATCGTGACGACGGGGTTCCGCGGCGCCGTGACGCCCTGGCCGGGGACGATCCGTGTCGCGGTCGCGGCCTGGAACGTCTCGAGCTCCCGGTACCGCACCAGGTCGACGTCGATCGATTTCACGTCGACGCGGAGTTGATCCACGGCCGCGCCCTGCTCGTCGGGGGTCGTCGTCGTGTCGGGCCCCTCAGACATGAGGTTCGCGATCTGCGCGACCTTGGCGGCGCGGGTGTTTTCGAGGTTTTGAATCCGTTCAGCAGTGGTCATGGGAGATCTCGGGATCGGTACGGACGAAGCGCCAGGCGCGGCGAGGTACGACGCGTCGAGTTGTTTGATCGTGTGGATCGTGGCGTCCATGTTCGCGGGGACGGTCACGAGCGAGAGTTCACAGATCTCGACGCGGGAAAAGCGGCGGGCGCCGTTCTTGAGGATCTGCATCCCGCCGTCAAGCACGCGGTACCCGATCGACACGCCGGTGATCAGGCCCGCGGCGAGCGTTTGCCAGGCTTCCTCGACGCGGTCGCGGAGCGGCCCGGGCGTCTCGACGTTCGGGATCGTCGCTTCGAAGTCGATCCCCTTGGCCGTCGGGGCGCGGAGCTCGACGGTCCCGATGGGTCGTTGGCTGTCGTGATGCCAGAGGAGCGGAAGCGGGTTCCGGAACGTCGCGCCGAGCGGATCGAGGATGTCGCCGGCCCGATCGGGCGTCGGGGTCGTCGCGACACCGGCGATCCGGCGGGGGCGGCCGTCGGTCCGCTTCGTGTCCAGTACCGCGTACGCGCGAAGCACGCCCGGAATGTTACGCGCCGGAAGTTTCTGTGTTTTTATTTGCAGCCAGGGCCACGGCGCGCCGGATGATTTCGGGGACGGACACGCGCTCGAGCGACGCGCGGCGGCAGACGTCCGCGTACGTGCGGCCCGGGAGCGTGACGGAAACGGGGATGGATCGGTCGGTGCGGTCGAGCGGCGGGCGGCCTCTGGGGTTCGCCATGTCGGGCCTGTAGTTTACGCCCCGCCGAGGATGATCATCTGATATTCGGGCGGCGCGTCGTGCCCGTGGCGGGACATCGCATCGATCGCCATGATCAGCGCGTACCCGCCGTCGATCCGCTCCGTCGACAGGTCCTTGGAGGGTTTGATATTGCCCGCCGCGTCCGATTCGACCGACATGTTCCCGATGTTCCACCGGAGGATCGGGTGTCCGTCGTGTCGGAGCTGCTGCCCGACGATGGCCTTCTCGAGCAGTTTCGACGGCGCCGAGAGCGACGCGAACCCCTGGCGGACCTTCGCGCACGTGAACCCGTCGAGCTTTTCGAGCCGGCTGATCACGTCGGTCGCGTTCCAGGGGTCGTACGCGACGACCTGGACGTCGAATTCCTGATCCCACTCGAGGAGCAGCCGGCGAATGTAGTCGTAATCCACGACGGGCCCGGGCGTCGCCGTGAGCAGGGCGGCGCGCGCCCATTCGGTGTACGGGACGCGGTCCCGCGTCGAGCGGATCGCGATCCGATCCGCGGGGACGAAGAAATGCGGGAGCACGTCGAACCGATCGCCGTCGGGAAACACGGCGACCGCGGCGGTCAGGTCCGTCGTCGTCGACAAGTCGAGCCCGATGAAACACCGGCGGCCGCGGAGCGTCGCGCGATCGATCGGGACCTGGCAGCGGTCCCAGGCGTCGAGCCCGATCCAGCGGGACGCTTGTTCGGTCCATTGGTTCAGGTACAGCCGGCGGAACGCTTGCTCCTGGGCGGGGATTTCCTTCGCCCGGGCGCACGCGGCCCGCATTTCCTCGAGCGACCGGAAATCCCCGAGCGCGGGATTCGCGCGGCGCCAGACCTGCTCGTCGGTCCAGTCGGCATCGTCGGGCGCTTCGAACAGGATCGGGAGAAACGCCGGATCGAGCGCCGGCGTCTTGGCGACGTTCTTCGCGTGGGCGTAGAGCTCGTAGAGGATCGAGTGTCGGTCGTACCCCGCCGTCGAGATCGCGATCGTGAGCGGTTGCGCGCGGGCGCCCGTCGACGACGTGAGCACGTCCCAGAGCTCGCGATTCGGCGCCGCGTGGAGCTCGTCGTACAACACGCGCGACGCGTTGAATCCGTGCTTTGAATACGCTTCCGCCGAGATCGCGCGATAGAACGAGCCCGTTTTGTGATCGACGATCCGCTTCTGCGAATCGAGAATGTCGCAGCGCGCGAGCAGTTCCGGATCGTTCCGGATCATCTGCGCGGCGACGTTGAACGCGAGCGCGGCCTGGTCCTTGTCGGCGGCCGCGCTGTACACTTCCGCGCCGATTTCCCCGTCGAAGAGCAGCCCATCGATCGCGAGCGCCGCGAGCAGTTCCGTTTTTCCGTTCTTGCGCGGCATCATCAACAGGCACATCCGATGTTGGCGCTTCCCCGTGCGGCGGTCGATCTTGAAGAGCGGCCGGATGATTTTCTTCTCTTGCCAGGGCCGCAAGCGGAACGGTTGCCCCGCGAACGGGCCTTTCGTGTGGGTCAGCCCGTTGATGATCTGGACTTTGCGCCCGGGGCCGTTCGTGTTCGTCATCTGGTACCGGCGGCGCGCTCAGTGAACTTCCCGCACGCGGGCCAGTTCAGCCGCCAATCCGTCGCCGGCCCCGACGTGACGCCAAAGAGCCGACACTTGAAGTACGTTCGCCGGTGCCACGGGTCGCGGAGCAGGTGATCACATCTGCGACACGTGCGCCCGTCTGGCCCGGGCCCGTGCTTCAGGTGCATCCGCGCGATCGCTTTCGCCGGACGGGCGCGTGACGTCTCCGGACAGGCACTCCCAAGTTCGAACAGTACGGGCTGCGTCATGTGAGCAGCCCCGCCCATTTCGACGGCGCCGCTTCGCCTGGCGGCGTCGGGAGTTTCGACGCACGCGCGCGGCCCGACGGCGTGAGCCCGAGCTCCGACCAGAGCCGTTGACAGTGATGGAGCGCGCGATCGGCGACGAGGAGGTACGGGTTCGGGATCGGGACGCTCTTCGTCGTCTCGATACACATCCCGAGCGTCATCACCTGTTGATGTGCCGCGAGGTACCGCGACCACTGTTGACAGAGCGCGGTCAGCGCGGCGCGTTCGGTCGCGCTCACGAGCCCGACGCGGCGGAGCAGCGGCGCGACGCGCGTCCACTCGGCGGCCGCGACCAGGTCGTCGGCGAGCTCGCGGGGCGGGGTGTCGAACGACGGATCGGCGGCCGGGATCGTGGGCTCGTCGACGTTGAGCGGCCGTTTCCCCGGGTTCCCGCGCAACACTTTCAGCGCGGTTGGCGACGGCCGGCGGCCGGAGTTCCAATTCCCCACGGTTACGGGATCCGTTTCGCGCCGTCGTTCGCCCGACGAATCCGCGCGGCCCGTTCGCGTGCACGCTGGACGCCCGCGCGCGCCAGGTCCGCATCGTACCCCGTGAACCGCGGGACCGGCGTCTGGGGATGCCAGGCCGGATCGGGCGGATTGCCGAAGAGCTTCACCGCCAGGCGACGCAGGGCGCGAATCATGATGTCGGTACCCGAATTTCGGACTCAGCCATAGACCAGAGGGGAGGCGGCAGCCATTGCAACGCCCGCCACAACCGCGTGAGGGATTCTCGATCGCCGCGCAAGTCTCGGACGGGGCCGACTTGCACGGCTTCGACGTCCGACAGGCGTCGGCGAATGTGACACGCCCGCGTACCTACCTCCCGCCATTCGCCGCGGGCTGGGTCTCCGACGCCTCGTAGAGCACCCAGAGCCAACACGAAGAGCTCCGACGGCCGCATGTCAGCGCCCCCCATCGGACTTACGCTCGCGTGCCACACGGGCCCGCCGAAATTGGCCTCGAGTCACTCATACCCACTGTTGACGGTGAGGAGCACCGTATGTCGGCCGGTCGGCGCGAGCCAGCCAAACCGGTTGTGGGCCGTTTCGAAGGCGAAGCGGCAGTGGTGGGCGAGCGCGCGCGATTGCTGACCCGTCATCTCCTGGCCACCGGTTCGATCGTCCGCTCGCGCGGCAGGATCCAGACGTCGCCCGGGACCGCGCGCGGGCCGAAACAGGCGGGACAGACCAGGACGCCCGGGGTGGGGCCCCGGGAGCGGTACCGGACGAGCCCGTCGCAGTAGGTACACGCCCCGAGCTCGTCGTCGGCGAAATGCCAGGGGAGCTCGAGCCGGCGGCCGACGACCAGGATCACGGTCTGACCCGCGTTGTCACACCCCATCATCCCCCCTCCACCCCTGTATAAACCTATGCAACCCCTGCATAAAACCGGGTCAAACGGCGACCCGGTTCGGACCGCTTTTCCGCGAAAACGTTTGTAGGGG